CCGCCAAATGAAAAAGCCAGATCCTAACTATATTGCAAAGTTGGAACAAGCAATTGCCAAACAGTATGGGAAAGTCGCAGTCCAAAATCCTCGCGGCAATTGGGATGACGAAAAAGAGGAGGAATATTTGATCCAGATCAAACGCTTAGACAAGAAAGAACTTAAAAGTAAGGAACAATTTGAGAAAGTTGAGATTAATGGTATCAAGGTCTCAAAGAAGGTTCTAAATCGTAGAACAGAGAAGACATGCCCAGTTTGTTCTACTTATTCCATGAAGCCACGAGACGATGTTTACATGGCAAAGTATGAATGCTGCCACCTTTGTTATATAGAGTGGGTTGAGTTCCGCGAAGAAAGGTGGACCACTGGTTGGCGTCCCAGCCCGGACAAATAAATGATTTTTGCTCTTTTTTGGACTACTTAATAAGTAGCCCTTTATATGGAGATTGAAAGATATGCCGACACCTTTAGAGATTGTTAGAGGAGTTTCACAAGCAGCAGCAAACGCATACGACGGCGCCCTAGATCCGGACGGTAACCCGATAGAGATCGGCCTGAAGCGCGAGGAGGGGCATCTTGTCAAAGATTCCCGTCTTGTAGACGGTTTCAAGATAAAATTCCATGGCCCAGTTTTGCGAATTGTGTATCAATGTGACGTCAAGCTCAAAGAGGTTTACGCGAACGGTTTCGAATCAGACATTCTAACGACAATCAACAGCGCTGCCAACTTCTTAAAGAAGGAGTACAAAAGAGTTACCGGGGACACTCTCGCCCTCACGAAATTAGATGGTGAATATGACATGATGGTCCAACAGACTTCTAGAGTTCGTTCCTTCGTCAACGCCCATTGCGATTATAAAGTTGGAGGCATGGAAGGTGTCCTTGAAGTCGGGGAAGATGAACGCGAGCGCACTGTCGATGACGCCATCAAGGGTTGGCTTGGCATGAATGGCAACTTGAAGCGCGCCACTGGCACAGGTCTTCTAGGCAACACAACCCACCCCAACTCGAAGGGTGCGGACAATGTAACTGGCAAGAGGGACTTGGAACCAAAATAGCCCAATGCATGCCATATCAACTCACCAAGAAGCAGAAAATCAAGGAAATAGTGAAGTGCGGTAGAGATCCGAGCTACTTCATCAACTCTTTCATAGTCATTTCCCACCCTATAAGGGGCTCAATCCCCTTCAAAACATACGAGTACCAGAAAGATCTTCTAGAATTATACGAAGATTATCGATTCAATGTTATCCTAAAAGCAAGACAGATAGGAATCTCAGAGATTACGGCTGCTTACATCGTTTGGATGATGCTTTTCCATAAAGATAAGAATATCCTTGTCATGGCGACCAAGTTCGCCACTGCAGCCAACCTTGTTAAGAAGGTTAAAAGGATGATTAAGGGACTCCCGGCGTGGATCAGGATAGCCACAATTTCTGTCGACAACAGAACCTCTTTCGAACTCTCGAACGGATCCCAGATCAAGGCCTCCTCAACTAGCGTCGATGCCGGCCGCTCCGAAGCACTATCACTGCTGGTGATTGACGAGGCCGCCCACGTTGAAAATCTGGATGAAATCTGGACAGCACTATATCCCACCCTATCCACCGGCGGCCGCTGCATCGCGTTGTCCACGCCCAATGGTGTCGGGAATTGGTTTCACAAGACATATGTGGCAGCAACACAACAAGACAACGATTTTTGTCCAACTCGCCTTCCTTGGACCGTCCACCCGGAGAGAGACGACGCCTGGTTCGCGAAAGAGACAAGGAACATGTCACGTCGCCAAATTGCACAAGAGTTGGAATGTGAATTCAATAGTTCGGGTGATACAGTAATCCATCCGGATGACTTGAAGTATATTGAAAGCAACCTTTGTGAACCAAAACATAAAACAGGCTTTGATAGAAACCTGTGGATATGGGAAGAGTACCGGCCTGAATGCACTTATCTTTTAACTGCTGATGTTGCTCGCGGCGACGGGAACGATAGTTCAACTTTTCACATCCTCAAACTTGAAACCATGGAGCAAGTGGCTGAATATCAAGGCAAGGTGAAGCCGGATCTTTTTGCAAATCTTCTGGCCACGACTGGGAGGGAATATGGTGCCTGTATGGTCGCAGTAGAAAACGCAGGAGTCGGTTACGAGGTATTAAATAAATTGGTAGATTTTCAATATCCCAACGTATACTTCTCCATAAAGTCAACTCACGAATATATTGACCAAGTTGCTGCAGAAGCGATTAACAGCGCAGTGCCCGGGTTCACCACCTCAAAGAATACTCGTCCCCTTATTATCGCCAAGATGGAAGAATATATAAGAAATAAACTAATTAATATCAAGTCTGTTAGGTTGTACAATGAGTTGAAAACTTTTATTTGGCACAATGGTCGGCCACAAGCCATGCGTTCTTATAACGATGACTTGGTTATGGCCATGGCGGCGAACTGTTGGATAAAAGATACTGCTTTAAATATTAACCAAAGGGAGTTAGAATATAAGAAGGCCTTTTTGGAGTTTGGTGGGATGATGAGGTCTAGTATTACCCTAGACACCACAGTTCCGGGGATGAGGGGATATGATCCCCACAAAGACAACGGAAGAATAAGAGAGAACAAGAAACAGCAACAATTCGGCTGGTTATATAAAGGATAAAGATGGCAGAAGGAAACAATAGCAGAAACCAGGATTCACCGCTTTTTCGTAGACTAACTCGGTTATTTTCTGGCCCGATTGTTAATTATCGAGCCCAACAACCGCGGCGCGAACGTCGGAAGCAGATGGACAAGTATGCGAAGGATTTCGTCTCCGCTAGCGGCCAACAGTTCAAAAAAACTGAATACAACCCCTTCGCCGGCCTCTCGGCAAATGTTATGGCAGCTCAGGATCGAGCTCGCCGATACGCTGATTTTGACCAGATGGAGTACATGCCGGAGCTAGCCTCCGCTCTGGACATCTATGCTGACGAAATGACTACTTCTAACCATTTTAACAAGTTGCTTAAAATAAATTGTCCCAACGAAGAAATCAAAAATGTTCTCACGTCTCTTTATTATAATATTTTAAACTTGGAATTTAATTTGTTTGGCTGGTCCCGGACGATGTGTAAATACGGAGATTTTTATCTCTATCTAGACATCGATGAAAAACTGGGCATAACAAACGCTTTAGGACTCCCAGGGAATGAAGTAGAGAGACTAGAGGGGCAGGATCCCGATAACCCAAACTATGTCCAATATCAGTGGAATTCTGCTGGCATGACATTGGAGAATTGGCAGGTTGCTCATTTTAGAATTCTAGGGAACGACAAATTCGTACCATATGGGACATCTGTGCTCGATCCTGCACGTCGAATTCATCGCCAACTCATTCTACTTGAGGACGCCATGATGGCCTACCGGGTCGTCCGCTCGCCTGAGCGTCGTGTGTTTTATATTGATGTCGGCAATGTCCCGGCACCAGAAATGGAACAATACATGCAACGAATCATGACTCAGATGAAACGCAACCAGATCATCGATCCTGACACTGGTCGAGTCGATCTTCGTTATAACCCAATGAGTATTGAAGAAGATTATTATATCCCAGTGCGCGCCGGCCAGTCTTCAAAAATTGAGTCTCTCCCTGGTGGCACCTATACTGGTGATATTGACGATGTGAAATATCTGCGCGACAAGATGTTTTCAGCGATTAAGATTCCCGCTTCTTACCTCTCTAGTGATGCCGGCGAGGAAGATAAGACGACCTTGGCGCAAAAGGACATTCGTTTTGCCAGAACAATCCAAAGACTACAGCGAGCAATCGTAACTGAATTAGAAAAGGTGGGGATTATTCACCTTTACACTCTTGGCTATCGTGGCGATGACTTGGTGTCTTTTAAAGTGGCATTAAACAATCCTTCAAAGTTGGCGGAACTCCAGGAACTCGAACATATCCGTTCTCGGTTTGACGTTGCCGGCGCCGCCGTTGACGGTTACTTCAGCCGCCGTTGGATTGCTAACAACATTTTTAATATTTCTGACGAGGAGTTTTATAAGAACCAGATTGAAATGTTCTATGACAGGAAGCACGATGCACAACTTGAAGCAGTTGTCGAAGTCGTTGCTGATGAAAGTCTAGGCGGCGGCCTCGCCGGCGACGGCCTAGGCGGTGACCTCGACCCGACCGGCGCCTCTGACGAAGGCTCGGATTTTGGAGAGGACATCCCCGGAGAAGAGTTATCGGATGACTCCTCTCCTGAGGGTGACCAATCCGCGGCCCAAGAAGACTCAGCCCTTCTGGCTTCTCCGGCCAAGAGGGATACAGAACGACGTCGAGGACAACCTCCTGCCCGCGTGAATGTCTATGGTGTTGCGACTCATAAGACTTCCGCTCGCGCCAACGGAAAATACACGAAGGTTGAAAAGCATGATAGACGAAAAACTTCAGGCCCACGAAAGCGCTCCCTCGCCGCAAAAACAAATAATGAAAAAAGAGGAAGATCTAGACGGGCAAAGTTCCCCGGTTCAGAGATAATGTCGTTAAGATACTTAGAAGGTATTAATGAGAGCAACACCACTAATTATAATGGAGAGGAGAAAAAGCTTTTTGACTCCCATAAAGAGATTAAAGACTTAATAGCAGGAATGGAGACAATAAAAGATGAGACAGAAACATAACAAGAAAAGAAATACCGCTTTTCTTTACGAGGCGCTCACAAGGGAACTGACCATTGGTATTTTAGAGAAGAAAGTTGAGCGCCAAAAAACAGTTGTATCAATTTTGAAAGAGTTCTTTAAAAAAGATACAATCTTGGCGACAGAGTTGGGGTTGTATAAAAATTTAACTGACATAGATTCTTTGTCGCCGCACACTGCCGATAAGTTGGTTCAAGAAACTCGTTTCCTTCACTCAAAACTTGACAAAAAGCAGGTATTCAACGAACAGACCGACCTTATTAACAAAATAAATAAAGAGTTATCAAAGGATGTTTTTTCCTACTTTGTACCAAACTATAAAAGTTTGGCAACAATATATCAAATTTTTAACTCGCCACTAGGTTCCAAGGAACGTATTCTGTTGGAGGAGAGTCTCCTCCACACCATCACAGAAGAGGAAGTACAGAAAGTAGAAAAATTAAGTCCAATCGACAATGTTGTTTATAAAACGTTTGCAAACAAGTTTAACGAACAGTATGATGGAGATCTTTCCGCCGAGCAAAGGGTCTTATTAGAGAAATACATCTTTTCCTTTGTGGACAATGGCCTTGAATTCAAGATTTTCTTGAACGAAGAAATTTCAAGGTTGAAAGAACAACTGACAGAATCTTGTCACACCCCAGAAATATCGGAAGACGCCGAGATGCTTCAAAAGGCTGACAAAGTTTTAAATATGTTAGAAGAATATAAGGACAAAGACCTTTGCAACACAGAAGACTTAATGAGCGTCCTTAAAATACAACAACTCGTGAGAGAGACTAACGAGTAATGAGCATCAACCTTCAGGTCGGCGAGACCCCAGAAATCTCAGGGAGAGAAGAGTCCAAGGAAGTTGCGAAAAAGGCGCAAGCGACAGTTGAACTTAAGATAAGGAAGACACTTGATGGGGATCTGATAATATATGATCACGAGGACATAGACATCGTCGTATCTCCACAAAAATTAAAAGTGATTACATTCCCAAAAATTAACTCTGATGAGGGCAGTTACCATTCACAAATGAGATTTTTTGAGTTTTTACAAGAAAAGGGCACGATCGCACGCGATTCCGTCCAGGGCGGTAGTGTTTATAATGCCGTAGAGGGACAAATACCAGACGCCGCCTCGCCCGGGGTGAACGCTGTGGAGGTAACTATTTTAACTATTTCCGAGTTTTTGGATCTTGAGCGCCCCTACTTCGCTCGTAAAGAAGAGTATGAAGAAATGGAGCGGGACCGTTTGACAGAACCCACGGATGAGGACTC